CTAATCGTTCAATGTTACAATGGGTCTCACTTTGTGTGACTGGAGCTTCGGTGTCTCTTGCACGGCACCGCTGCCGAGCGAGTACAGCCATGCTTTCGAGGTCTCCTGACCGGCTACTTCCGTGGATGTCCAGTACCATACCTCGTCCGCATCGTCGGGTAACGGTTCTCCGCCGCATCTTTCAATGATATGGTTAATGTACGGCTTGGCCACATACAGCAGTCGCATCTGGGCCACCGAGGGGATATAGGCACTCTGCCCGTAACGCCACATGGAGAACACGGCATTGGCCGCCGGCGAACCGCAGCCGCTGTTGGCATACATCTCGTAGGTGTTGGCGTTGCCGTCATGCGCGTACAGGTCGGCGGATGTCCCCTGTGCCACACCCACGCTGTCGGCGAAGGCTTCATCGGGCAGGTCACGGAGGTACACGGCATACCCGTTCCCTTCCATCTTTTCATCATTGTGGAGATGGAACACCACGGCTATAGGCTCCTTGCCCTGACGGTCACACTCCTCCAAGGCCATGACACGGCCGTCGGTGCAGAGCACATGTCCGACTTTCATCGAGGTGTCGGGAAACTCGTGATGCCCGTCGCATGACGCGAGAGCCACGGTCAGCGCAAGGGCGAACAGACCGAAGTAGTTGCACTTCTGCATTTTCCATGTCCTATGCCATTTCACTTTCAGCCCTTTGTTTTTGGAACGTATGTCCGTCTGCCTGCGGGCGTTGACACGGTTGATAATCTTGTTCATACGGTTCAGTATTTTCACATAATTGGTTTTCATGACTTCTTATTTTACAGGTAGTTTCACGCCTAACACGATGCCTGTTCGGAACAGGTCTTTGCCTTTTATCATCAGATCTGACTTCACTTGCCAGTACACCTGCCAGCCGCCACGCAGACGGTAGTTGTGCTCGTAGCCGGCATGTACGCCTCCCAGCACCTTGTGGGTGTCCGAGCCGAGCGAACCGCCGAAACGGAAGCTACCGTAATGGTTGCGCCCTCTGACTACGCACGGCTTATAGGCGGCACCTATGCTCCACGAACGATAGTTCTTCCAGAACGAATCCGGGCAGACATGGCCGCACGATGCGCATTTGTCCCACTTGAGATACCCGTTGGCGAAAAACTCCCAGGCGTTGTGGTAGGCGTTCTCACGCTCATAGCTGAGTGTGGCGTCCAGCCCGTTCTCATACAGGAGTCCAACGCCGAAGGACACCCGCCCGTCACGGTCTCCGGCAAACGCTGTGGCTGACACCGCCAGCACAGCGACAAGAATCATCAGTATCTTCCTCATGGCTTATTCCTCCGTCAGTAATGCGCTGCTGAAGCCGTCGGCCGACAGCACGTCCTCATAATCTATGTTCACGGATATGGTGCGCCCGGAAATCTGCTTCTCGGTCAGCTCCACCATCAGCACCTTGTCGTTGGGGAAGGTCAGTTTCTTCACCACGATCACGTTGCGGTAGCCGTGCAGGAACGATCGGGACTGCTCCAGTACCAGCTCCGGCTTCAGCTCCACGACCTGCGAGTTCGTGGCTTTCGACACCTTCTTGTCGGAGAGCTTGAGCCTTACCTCGTCAATGTCGAAGCGGATGTTGGTGCGGTTGTCCACCGAGAAGTCGAGGAAGAAATAGTCCCCCGCCGAATAGATGTTATTCAGCCGCATGTTCATGCGATGCTTCTTGCTGCTTACGTTGCGGAACCTCGCGGGCGATGTCCATATCTGACGAGCGTAGCGGTACATGTCCTCCGTTGACATCGACACGGCAGGATTGTGGTAGGCGGTGCGCTCCGACAGCTCCACCTCCTTGCTGGTGACGGCCTCCGTCAGCCGTGTCGTGTACAGCAGGGCGTACTGGGTGCGGTAGCGTTCGGTCACGATGGTGACGATGGCAAGTACCTCGCCGTCTTCATGTCCGGCTTCCTTGGGTTTCAGACGGACGGTGTTGTTGATAGGCTGGTCGCCAGCAACCAAATCTGTGGAAATGTCCACAAAACGTATCGGTTCGGAGGCGGTGATGACGGTCGTCACCTGTTCATTGACGGTAAGCTGCTCCATTTCCTGATAGGTGGTCTGCGCATGGATGGGCTGAAATGCGGCGGTGATTAAGAATGCCGCAAGAATTTTTGAAAGCATTGTTCTCATTGTTGATATTCTTGTTTTTCGTTTGTTGTTTCCGTGAGTCTCTCGGCCTTTATCCTTTCCTCGGCTATCCGGCAATAACCGACATCGGTCTCGAAGCCGATATAGTGACGTCCGCTTCGGATGGCGGCTATCGCCGTGGTTCCCGAACCGATGCAGTTGTCAAGCACCACATCCCCTTCGTCGGTGTATGTCCTTATAAGATACTCCACGAGGGCAACGGGCTTCTGCGTCGGGTGGAAGAAAGTCCCGGTTTTATGTTCTTTAGGAATCTGAATGACAGAGGTCGGGTATTTGTCATCGGCGATGCGGACATCGGTCATACGAATGTTGCCGTAGCACCGGTTGGTGAATGTCTGGCTGGTGCGCCGTCCGTGGTTGCGCTGCGATTTGTCGCAAGGAACCATCTGCGGATGATACACTGGCAGATGCTCGTAGAACACAAGGATGTCCTCATGCTTCCTTAGCGGCATACGATTGGCGTTCAGATGACCGCTGGCCCTGTCCTTATACCAGACAAGGTTGTATCTCCACAATTCAGGCTGCGACATCAGCAGTCTTGCAGTGAACATCCCTTGCCCAAACAGGATGACGGGGCTGTCCGGCTTGATAATGCGCCGATATTGTTCCCATAGGGGTTCCAGCGGTATCTGCCTGTCCCAACCGGCATTTTTATTGTGACGGTTCAGGATGCCGTAAGGCAGGTCGCACACGACGGCATCGACACTTCTGTCTGCTATCCGTGCCATCCCCTTCAGGCAGTCCTCGTTATAGATGTTGTCAATCTGTATCATCATCCTACTTGTTTTTGTTGTTTTCCCTGCTGTTGACCAAATAGACAAAGGTGCCATACTTGAGTTTCACCTTGTTCTTGCGGATGGCTTTCGAGATGGCCCCGGTGGTCTGCTGGTAGGCGTTCTGTATGGCCTGCATGCCCCACTGTGTGAAGTTATTGCCGTAACTGCCGTTGTTAATGCTCATATTGCTGTTCATTGCTCCGGATGCTATGTCCTTGGTGGTCTCACGGAAAGAGGAATTGGGCACATAAAGCCCCTCCATGCCGTCGGTGTCGTAGAGTGTCAGGCTCACCTTCAGGAGTTCGTCACCCACCATAAGGCTTTTGACCGTGCCTTTCACACGCTGCTGCCCAAATCCACTCATAGTGGCGTACATGTACGATCCCTTGGCGAGGACAACACCGTTTATCTCCACCTCGTCGAGCAGACGCAGCCTTACACGCGAACCGTCAACGGCTTTCACATCCTCGTCGATAATCGCTTTGATAAGGTTCGGCTCAGGCTCATTCTCCGCAAGGGTATTGAAATAGGCGGAGTTAGGCTTCTTGGCCTTTACCACGGATTGTGTGGCGGCATCTTCGGGTGGTTGCGTGACGGCATCCTCGTTTTCCGTCACATTGCCTGTTGTCTTGGGTGTTTCCTCGGCAGGTACCTGGGGTTCCTTTACATCCTCAAGCCCTTTCTGTCCGTTCAGGCGTGCTTCCGCCAAAGCCTTGTTCAGTTCGTCGAGGGCTTCCTGCTGGCGTTGTGCGCCACGTCGGAGACGTTCATCCTCGCTCATCGGCTCGGCAAGGGAGTCGTTTGCCATCTCCATGCCGCGCTCACGGCTCTTGTCCAGCCGGGACTGCATCTCCTGCAGACGGCGTTCTGCCTCTTCATCGAGCATGGCAAGGTCTTGTTCCGTGTACTTGGAATCGTATGCTTCCGTATCGCCACCGCGTTCACGGTCGATGTTCTCCACGGCCGAATAGTCCTGGATCTTGCCGTATGACTTGGCCATGTTCTCATACTTGCCGCCAATCTCGTCGGTGCGGAGTTGCGCCTGCGGCAGTTCCGGATTAAGGTACTCCGTGGTCTGCATGTGGGACGGTTTTTCCGCCAGTTCCACATCGAATACGTCAAAAATGAGGTACCCGGCAATCAGCAGTAAGGGATAAAGGATAGCCGGCAGCCTGTATTTAGGCGCACGCCAGTCAATCCTGCTTGTAAGTTCTTTCAGCGTCATTGCTCTCTATATTTATGATTTGTTTGTTACGTTTCTGTCTCAACAGCTCCTCCTGATGTTGTGTCGCCGTGACCGTCTGCTCGGTTTTCGGACGGTTGTATATCTGTACCATGCGGCAGATATTCAGCGTCAGGCATCCGATGACGATGCCGAATACCAGCGTGAGGAACACTTTGGGGTATTTGCAAGCGAAGCATTGCGCATATCCGGCGGCCTTGTCAATTTTCAGAAACTTGGCCCATTTCCGACCGGCACTGACCTCCTTCTCGTATCTTTCGGCATACTTGGGGTCGTTCTTGTCCGGCATCTTCTCTCCGAGTATCAGTTTCTTCCATCCCATAATCAATAGCTGTTTTTGGTTTTCTGTTCAATATCTTTGTTCAGCAGGGTGCGCCAGTTCACGATAAGCAGCCCATGGGGGTTGTTGTCGGTGCGCGGCACTCGTTTCAGTTGCCCGGAGGTCACCAGTTCTCGGGTAAGGATGGAGGTACGGCGTTCTATGCGCTGTCTGCCATAGTAGGTGAACTCCATCTTCTCCTTGTTGAAGTTGATGCTGTCACAGAATATCGAGCATACCGCCGAGGTGCCCATGATGTTGTTGTAAAATCCTTTTTCCTTGAGGGTGTTATACTGGGCAAGTCCCGTTTCATCCACAAGGTACATCGCCTTGTCAAGCGTGTATTTGATGTATTTGTCGTCCGGGGCCAGGGTGAAGAAGTAATGATGATACATCTCCACATGGCTCTTGGCTTCCACATCGAGGGTCTCGTCCATCGTGGTGCGTTGCACGAGGATGGGCACATTGCCGTCCAACACATAGATTTTCTGCTGGGCATCCACTACCATTGAGCGGGCTGTCCAGATGCTCGACAGGCTGATAACAACGCAACCTGCCAGAAACAGGGCGCAGATTATCATCACGAGCTTGATCTTGTTCTCTAAATTTTTAATGACCATTGTTTTGCTTATTTGATTGGTTTCCTATACCTTATTATATATTATCGCATCATGGATGAAATCGCGCCGGTCGTTGACATCTTCGCCTGCTGTGCCACACCCTCGCCGAAGTTTCTCGTACTGAAAGCCGTGTCTCCTTCGGGAATCATCCATGCCGCCAAGTCAGGCACAAGATTCAGGCATTTCAGAGCAACGATGCTTGCAGCCATCAGATAGCCTGCCGAGAAGAAGGAGTTTTGCAGGTAGGCTGCCATCGTCGCCTCGTTCTGGGTAATGGCGGTCAGGTTCTCCACCTGTATGCAAAGCACAATATCAAATAGCAACAGCACATAAAACCCAACGAAGTACAACATGGCTCCATAGAAATGCACCGTCAGATAACGTATCATCCATTTCGCCCAGGCTCCTTCCCATTTGGGCAAGAGTGAAAACGCCCACTGTATCGGACCGAAAATTGTGAGCATACCGAGCAGGATTTGCTGGCAATAGATGGTAGCCCACCAGCCTATTCTAAAGACAATCAACGCAATAACCATCACGATTTTGTCTATGCAGACCACCGCACCGGAGGTCAGTGAAGTAAACCATAACTTGCTGGCATCCTTCTCCATGTTGGTAACTTCATCGACACCGGTCTGTTCCATGGTCGATTCTATCAGTGCGGGATCCATCGTACCGGCACGGGCCACATCCGCCTGTGCCTGCAAGCTTGTATAGAGTGTGTCACGGACGAAAATGAGCTGCTGCACTTCCTCGAACTTATCCCCGATCTGGGCGGCTTCCGCCTGATACAGGTCATGGGTGTAGGAGCCTATGGCATTGGGGATGTACGAGAGGAAGTCAAGCACACACCAGCTGCTGCCGCTGTTGTGCATCCCGGTGTCCGCAGGAGGATACCACCATGTCATCACGATGGCCACCGCCAAGGGACGGAACAGTTTCATCACATCGAGCGGTTCGTTTTTTACCATCATCTTATAAGCCATGCCTGCCGCCATCACGATAGCGAAGAATGCAGCCAGTGCCATACACATCTGAAGAATCCACCAAAAAGGACCTTGTGACCCGGTGAACGTGGCATCGCACAGGAACTCGTTGGTCTGGAAAATCACGTCATCCACCTCTTCCTCAAGCAAGTTGATGCCAAAGTCGCTAAGAATATTGTCTGCCATTGAATGTTGTTTATTAGTTGTTTATTTCAGAATCTGTCTGTTTCTATGGTTGATTGACACAGTTTCCCATCGCACTCCAGCACGCATCGCGCCACCGGGCCAGTGCTTCCGCCGCATACACGGCGTTCTTGTTTTCCCTTTCATAGCTTGATGCCAATAGTGAGGTGGTCGTCTTGCTGTTAGCCAGATAGACGAGATAGCGTACCAGTTCCTCGTTCTTGTGCGACACGTCGGCATAGATGCTCAGATACTGTTTCTTGCGCTGCGAGTTGGGCATATAGGCTTCCTGCGTCGCTTTGATGGCCGATTTGAACACGTTATAGTATTCCTTCCACACCGTCTGCTGTCCGGGAGTGCCACCCAGTTGCAGGATGCGGTCGATATTCTTTTTGAAATCCGCCATCTTGGAGTTGAGCTTGTCACCCTCCGCCAGCCATGCGACATCCAGTGCGCCGCCTGTACGGTCAGCCACGTTCAACGCCTCTATCTCGGCACGTTTAGTCATAGCGGAGTCCAGTTTCTCCGCATCATCCACCTGCCAGTAGCCTGCAATCCCCACCGTCGTGCGAAACGACAGCTTGTTTTTTGCAGCGGCGGTTTTCCTGTAGTTGCTGTGCAGCAAGGTGTAGTACAAGTCCGGAGTAAGGGAGCCGGAACCGATCTCCGCCACGGTAAACTGGTTCTGTTTGGCGGCATCATGGTTGTAGGTCACGTTCTGCGCAGTGGCCGAAACCATGCACAGTCCTGTCATCAGATAGAGTATCAGCCGTTTCATTTCTTGTTTCTATATGGGTTAAGCCCGCTCTGCCGCCATCGTCCGAAGGCATCTTCGATGATGAGTGACCGTGAACGGGGTGTGTAAATACTTTCTTTCCAATAGCCTATCCGCACTTGGATATACCTCCATGTATCGAAATAGGCGGCATTGAGCAGTTTCTTGATGTTGTCAAGACTGGTGTTGATGTTCTCCAACACAAGCATGAGATCGGATGTCGAACAGGCGGCGGCTCCGGTAGCATACAGCACCAGGTCGCTGACCGAGCGGTACAGGCTCTTTCCCTCGACCGAGATGCGGTCGATGCACCTGAGGCTTATCCGGATGATGATGGTGTCCTGAAGGGCGAGTTTGTTACGCTTCAGCACCTTGGAGTTGTAATCACTCAGCAATTTTTTGTAGTCACCGATGCGGTCGCTGACCGTCTGGTAGGTGGAATACACGTTCATGGAGGTTCGCAACGACTGGTACAGCACGTCTATCACATCGAAAGCCCTGGTATATTTGTCAAGGTCGAAGTTCAGCACCTTGTAATCTTCCGCGGCCTTCGCGCTGTACTCGTGCAGGAGGTTGTTGCTCTGCTCCAGTGTGGCACGGGCAAGAAGCAGGCTGCGCTGGCTCTTGTGGTCGGAGATATAGGCTTCCACCGAGCCTACATCAAAACCGAACTGTGCCTTGGCGATGACCGGCATGGCCAGCATCAGCAGCGTCATCAATATGTGGATAGGTGTTCTCATTCTGTCGTTTCTTCCATTGGTTTGTAATTTCTACTTCCGGCCCTGTTCATCCACCGGGCAAAACTCTCGTCAAGCAGCGTGCGTCTGCGTCCTTGCTCGTCATTGACATAAGGAGCGGCCTTTTTCAACACATCAATGATAGACAGTTTATAGTGCATCATCTTCTCCAGACATACGAGGTCGGCATAGATGCGTGTCAGGCGGCTATCCACATCACGCGCGATTTCCAACCGGTCCGACGACCACAGCAGGTGGTAGGTGTCCGTGCTGTTGTCCTGTTCCATCGGATTGTTCTTGATGTATTCGGTGCTGATTGTGCAGGACGGATAATCCCTTGCAATCTCTGAGATGCGGTTGTTCACGGCGGCGGCATTCTCCCGGTCGCTCTTGTTCGGGTCGAGTTGCATCACATCCACGACCTGGGTGTTGCTGTAATCCGCCGTCAGTGTCCATTCTATCTGCATGATGGCCCTGTGTATCTTGATGCCGAGGAAATATTTCGGCTTGCGGGCGATGCTCAGTGTCGCCTTGAACGTGATGACGGCATCCATGCTCCCGGAGGTGGCGGTACGCACGTAGCTGTAGCCTTCCCAGTGTCCATATCCCTGCCAGGTGAGATCGAAAGCGGTCTTGCAGTCATTCATGATGGCTGGGATGCGGTAGTAGTCATCAGTCGGCACTTCCTCGCCGCCGACGGCATCCTCACGTGCCGCCCGCAGGTCGGCAAGCTGTTTCCTGACACTTTCCTGTTCCCTTGTCAGATCATCTATCCGGGTCTTGTTGACATTGTACCGCTGACGGAGCACGGCTGCTTCCTCCACTGTAGCTGTGGAAATCTGCTTTATCAGCGTCCTGTTCTCGCTGTTGAGCACATCTATCTGGGTCTGAAGCTCCGCTATGCGGTTGTTGTATTCCGTCTCAAGGCGGTCAAACTCCGACATATCAAGGTTATTGTCAGTCAGTGTGGTCTGCATGGCGCACTCCTTGGAATGGGCGTTCAGTGAACCGCCGCAACTGCGGCATTTATACTGGGTGCTTCCCTGTGATATGGTGAATCCGTCATGGCAGGTCACGGAGATAATCACGCTCTCCGTGCCTTTCATCTTGGCTTCATCGGTCGCCTGATAATAATTTCGGGCATCCGAACCGATGTAATAGACGAATCCCTCTTCATTGTCATTGTACTCCGACAGCCGTGCCTGCATCTGTCTTTGGAAGGTGCCCAAGTCCATGGAATAGGAATCAAAGACATCCTCGTAAACCTCTTCCGTCCGGTTCCAGCTTTTGGTGACCCGGATGGAATAGGCATAGGCTTTGGCGTACTGTTTGTTCTTCTTTGACAAGATATAGGCGTATCGGGAATAAGACAGGTTATAAAGGTACCCGTCTCCCGATGCGTTCATCTGCTTCACCTTCGCCCTCGACCATCCGGCATAACTCTCCGAATTGGAGAGTATCTGCTCCGTCTGTGCCGAAGAGGGATAGAAATTTGCGTCGGTCGTGTTGAAACGTGTCCAGGCACCGCCGTAGAGGATGCTGTTGTCATCGGTGGGCGGCATATAGTCACAAATTGTCTCGCTGCCGCTGTCCCGGCGGTAGATGTACCACCGCTGGGTGTAATACTGCCCCATAGTCTCACGGAGATAGTCGGTCATCCATGAGGTCATGTTGTAACTGTCTATGTTGAAAAGCCGGGCGACATTCTCCGGTCCACCGACCATCGAGAGCAAAGTGCCTCCAAGATTTTGCTCAAGGGACTTGTAGAATCCGTAACTGCTCTCCGCAGCGTTCACAATCGCCGCTACATTTCCTTTGGCGATGTCATTGAACGAGCTGCCGCCGAGCAGGGCCCCCATCATATTCTCGGCTCCCGCTCCGGCGATGCTGACTCCCATGTCATACAGGGTGCTAATGTCGGATTCAAGATTCTCCTTGTTGAAATGGTTGGGAATACTGCCGAGGTCATCAAAAAACCTCTTCCAGTCCACATTGCCACTGCCGGCAAGGTCGAACAGCGGCTGGAACTGCGGGGCTATCTGCAGGAATACCACATCACGGAACGACAGCGAGCTGTTGGTGACGATGGACTCGAACTGCATGCAGAGCGTTTCCACCTCGTGACAGACCTTGAACAGGTAGCTTCCCCAGTAGAGTGCGGTCTGTGGTGAACGGAGCATCATGCCGGCGACAATCCATATCTTCGGCATGATTTTCGCACTTACTAATGAATAGATGCGGCGGTAATAATAGTTTTCCGTTGCACTGCTCCAGATACCGAGGTCGGTCAGTGCCTTGCGGTCAAGGTACTTGGACATGAAGATACCGGCTGTGGCGACTTCGGCGGCACTGTAACGGTCAAGTATCTTCCTGACCTGTTCGCTGTAATACATTTCCGTCGCGGTCTCCGTGCCGAAAGCGGCGGTCATGGCGGCCACCGTTTTCTTATCGTAGTTGACGGAATACCACACCGAGGCCGCAGCGTCGGACGCTACAGCCAGCAGTACGGTCAATATGAGCAGGAGGCGGTACATACTTGTTGATTGGTCGTTTCTTATTTCCCTTTCTTCACCGTCCCCGTCTTGAGAAAACGGTATTTTCCGGAAGTGCAGCTCTCGTTGGCGGGTGTGTATTCCACATATCCGCGTGACTGCAGTTCCTCGCTGGCGGATTTCATCGCCGTGACGCTGTAACCGCTGACAAGACTGAGCAATGCGGCCGGATTGATGCTGATCGTTTCATGGCGGTCACGCTTGTGACGGTAAAGCAGGTAAAAGAACAGCACGGTGGCTTCCTTGCTGAAATTGTTGTTGTCGCAATCGCGCCAAAATTCCTCAATGAGTTTGTTCTCGTTCATAATGAATGTTGTTTATGGGTTATTTTTATCGTTCCTTGTGGGCAGGTTGAGCACATGGCCGACCTTATGCACCCGTCGGGCAAATTCCAACGGGGCGGCGATGCCGGAGTTGTCCCAGTCACGGCAATATCTTTCGATAGCATCCTGATGGCTGCACCCTAATTCCGACTTGTAGAGTTTGAGGGCATCTTTCTCAGCACGCTCGGTGGTATAGGTCATGTAGCACTCGTGCGATTCCTCCACACCGTACACGCCGCTGGTCGATCCTCTGCGGATGAACACCTCGCGGAAGAAAGAGCGTCCTTCCTTGTTGTCAAGCCTGTTGATGGTAAAAATCTTCTTGCAGTCCACATCGGTGAGTCCGAGGATGGCTTTGATATTGTCGAAGCGTTCACGGAATTTGCTCTGGTCAAGCAGCATCACCACATCGGAATTGTTGATGATGGCCTCCTTCACAATCTCACTGCCGATGATGTCCTGTATCTCCTGTGTCACGACACCGACCGATGCCCAGAACTTACGGGCCGTCTTGTAGAGGTACTTGATGTATTCGGCCATGAGCGGGGTGGCGATGGCTTTCCACGCCTCTTCGATCACAAGGACCTTACGGTTCTTTTTCAGACGCATCTTCTGCAGAAAGACATCCATGATAATCAGCGTGACTATCGGGAACAGCGTGGCATCATCCTTGATTGCGTCAATCTCGAACACGATAAAGGTCTCATCAAACAGGGTGCTGTCCATGTTCTCGTTCAGCGTGGTCTCGTGGCTGCCGCCCTTATAGAAATCCCGAAGCTGGTAATTGAGGTCTGCCGTGTCAATGCCTTTCAGTTCGTTCTTGGTGATAATCTCCGGGATGCGGACGACGGCGAAGTCGAAAAACGAGTTGAACGAAAGCGGCGCATCAATTTTACCCGTAAAGTAACTGCGGTAGTATTCCTCGATAGCCTGTCCGATAAGTCTGTCCTCCGTCTTTGTCACAATGCCTTCCGAGCCTTTCCATATCTGCAGGATAAGATTCTTGAGGAAGTTGATTTTCTCGATGTTTATCTCTTCCTTGGTAATCTTAAACGGGTTCATGGTGATGGGTTTTTCCTCGGTATAGGAAATGTACTTGCCGCCGAGATACTCGCATAGTCCCTCGTAGGAGTTTCCCGTATCGACCATCACAACATCCGTTCCTTGCTCATGAAGCTGCCTCACGACGGAGTTCATGTGGAAGCTCTTGCCGCTTCCCGATGGTCCTAAACAGAAGAAATTGGAGTTGTCGGTCATCTTGACCTTACCCTCCTTGCCGGTGATGTCGATGGCTACGGGCATCCCTTTCCGGTCAGTATAGTATATCTTCAGCGGGGTGTCCTCGCTGCGCTGCACATGCTCCTTATACATAAGGCAGGTGGCGGCGTCCGACAGGGTGAGAAAACGGTCGTACTCGGGATCCATGTTGTAGCAGTTGCCGGGAAACGAGTTCACGAACAGCTCAAGCTGGTTGTAGGCACGCTTGGAGATATGGATGCCCATGCGCCCGAACATGTTTTCAAGATGGTTCACGGGCTTCTGCATATCTGCATTACGTGGACAGCATACAACGAGGTTGAAGTGTGTATATACAAGCTGCTTGCCCTCGCGTGCCACCACTTCCTGCACCTGCTTGATGTCCTCCACGGCAATCTGGTTGCTCGGATTGGGGATGGAGGCGTGACGGTTTTTCTTCTTTTCAAGAGCGGAAAGTTCCCGCTTTTGGTTGGGAATGAAAATCATCTGGTTGTAGATGACGGTCTCGGCTTCCGGGATGCTGTCGATGGCGGACATGAGGTCAAGGGGCATCCCTGTGTTGTTCACCTCCACATTGGTGAAAGGACGGACAAGGGAAGGAAGCCCGGCACAGTCCACATCGACAAGGGAGAACACGCGACATTTGCGGTCACCCATGCCGATGCCCTCGTCATCTACCTTGAAATTATTCATGGTGACGACCGGACTATTGAAGTCCAGCGTGAAATACCGGTCAACATAGCTGTCACATTCGTCGGCCGTCAGGAACCTCACCTTCATGCCGCTGTCACGCAACTGGTCCTTCACCTTGCGTATCTTCACAAGGAAGTCCTTCCATTTCTTCAAATCGAAGGAATACAGCTTCCCTTTCTTCGATTCCTGCGTAATGACAAGGCATGTGCGCGTATCGGTATAAGGACGGCCCTCAAAATATGAGAAATAGGATCTTGACAGGAACTCTTTTTCCTTTGCGTCCGCCTGCACGAACCCACGGCGGGAGAACACATCCTGTTTGTGTATGGCATAGCCCTCGCCGAGGGTCTGTACCACCGCCGAGAACAGATGGCAGAAATCGTAATAGCAGTCGGCATCGGCAGAATACTTCTGCACGGGGTTCTCTATTTCAAGTATGGCGGAATACTCGCCGGTCTTGGTGTAAATGACACCAATGCCGTCATTGTCCTCCACGGAGAAATAGATGTCACGGAAGACACGCTTGCGTTTGCCTCCCGTTCCGAAAGCGGCCACCGAGATTGCCATACCGATAAGCACTGCTGCAAAGAATATGATAACGTACCAAGTCATTTGTCTTTATCCGTGTTTTGTTCACCCCATTCTTTCAGCTCGTTGCTGATACATTTGTTCAGATGCTCTCTCCAGTATGGCTCATACTCTATGATGTCAAAATAGGGTTCTTTGTCCTCGTCATCATCTATCAGGTACGCAGCGATGTCCCAACTGATATAATCAATCATTTCGTCTATTACCCTTTCACCTGCTTCTTCGATGACAAACTCACCGAAATATTTCAGGGGAATCTTGACTTCGGGGAATAAGAAAATATGCACATGGCTATCCCCGTTGCCTTCATGGTCTTCCACACTGTTAATGCTTATCACCAGATATAGCTGGGTTGGTTCTTTACCATCTTCATAATTATCTGTTAATTCCGCACTTATTTCAAAATGCTTCGGGAGGGGAACCATAGATACGGAATTACTTCCAAACTCCCGTAACCGAAGAATGAATGTGCCTGTTTTGTCTGCCATTGTTCTTTTATATTTATTGATGTGGATTAGAATAGATAAAAGAGCCTTGTTTTCATATCGCTGTGCTCCTTGGAATTGTAGGCGGTGACGAACCATCCGGTCATGTCAATCGAATAGAAAGTGTCCTCGCCGGATTCGCTGGAGGTGGCATAGATGCCTTCCGGCATCTTGAAAAAGGCAGGCATGCTGTCCTTATGCTTTTCAAGATGGTAGGCAAGCCGGGCCATCTCCGCAAGCGACGGTATGTAGGCCGACGGCAGCACACGCTTGTCCTGGAAGTTCTTGAGGGCATGGCTGTCCGCATGGCGGAGTATGCCCTGTGTGAGTGCGGCTCCGTCGTCGAAACCCAATGCGCAACTGCCCGGATATCGGATTCGGGGACTAAACACGATATGTTCCTCATCCTCCTGCGGCTGTCCGAAATAGCCCTCACGCAACTTGCCGTCAGCCGTATCGAAGATATGGCCGGTTCGGAAAGACTTCTTCCCGAACCAGTTGCTCGTACTGTTGTCGTCCAAGGCAACGGCTTTGCCGTGTCGCCCGTCTGTCTGGATGACACAGGCAAGGGTATTCTCATCGAATTTGGAGGTCAGAGTTCCATTCCTTTGCAGGAAATGTCCGATGCGGACAGAGTCCGTGCCGAAAACGGACGGTTTCACAAACGGATGTTTGGTATCTACCCAGCTGCTGCCTACGGAAAGTTTGCCATTGCTGACATGAAGGCGCAGTTCGGTGATGCTTCCCCGTCTCAGAGGCGGTAGCGTGGTGGATATGGACAATTTCTTCCCGTTGATTTTGAGGAATATCTGTATTTCTCCGGAATCCTCCGTAGGAATGAGGTTGAAGTCGTGCGGGATGCCGTTGTTCAACAGGCAGTCCTTGTTGGGAGAACATACGTTGCCGGCATCGGCACGTGTCCCGGCCAGTTTCCCCTTAAGCGGAATCAGGAAGGCTGCTGTTGAAACGCAGTCCCCCTGTATCTCCAGAATCTGCATCACATCACTGATATTGTCGCTTTTCAGTATCAGGCGCAGCAGTGCGGTAAGTTCTTCTAATTTCATTGTAATCTTTGTTTTGTCATTTGTCTGTGTCACGGATTGGATCTGTCCGGCGAGTCTTTCGCCGAGCGGATGGCTAATCGTAACAGTGTCGGCCGGATGCAGTGACGGAAGGAACGGATAACAGACATGGGGTGATGCCGTACTGTCGGCCAGAACAGGGACAGTGGGCTTGAACACCTTGCCGTCGAAACGGAACTCCACGGCTTTGCCGCCCTCCATGCCGTCAAGCCATACGGCAAGCGAGCCTATGGCTTCCAGCTCGCCCTTTGTCCGCCCCGTGACCTCTATCTCAAGGGGCTTGGACATCTTCGACCAACTGTCTTTCACCTTTTCCGCCGTTTGGTGGGCGGACAATGCGTCCCCTTTACGGGTGTTCCCCGAACATCCGGCAAGGAACAAGGCAAGAAAGAATATCAATCCGCAGTGTCTCATTTTTCAAATCTTTTTTGAACAGGTGTAAACGAATATCCCTTTGTCTGTTTTCTTGGTGTGAAGCCCTTTGCGCTGTTTCACCATGATTAAACCGGCTCCCGTGCTGACTGCCATAACCAGTACGACAAGTCCGGCGAGAAAGCCCAGTACACAGTAGCCGATTATGAATCCGACTATCGCACCGCCCGCTGCTCCGGCAGCCCAGTAGATGTAGCGGCCCTGGATACCCAGGAATTCAAGAGGCTTTTGAAGCCCCTTGAAAACCGGGTATGCAGTATAGCCGTTGTCTGCGTTCTCTGCCATAAGGTCAGGAGATTCCGAAGAACAGAGGCAGTGCCTGAGCTGCTGCAATCAGGAAGATGCAGGCTCCGACCACCATCATGATCTTCTTCTTGACGTCCTGCTCCTCGTTGTTCATGGCGATATAGACGCTGATCGCACCTACGACGGCCACGACGCCGGCAATGGCGTAGCAGAGCTTGACAACGATGGGTACATACTTGGCGATTTCCTCGCTGACCGTGGTCAGGGCCGTAGTACCGGCTTCGTAGTTGCCTGCGGTGTTCTGGGCGAGACAGGCAACGGTGCCGACAAGCAGCATGACCGCCAGTGAGTTGAATCAAGGTGATGTGACGAATTTCTTGATGGAATTCTTGATTTTCTGTAATTTGTTCATCTGTTTTGTTTCAAAATTGTTTTACGGTTCTCTTATTTCTCATTTGCGCATTTGAGTCTCTTTTATACACGGTAGCCGAAAAAGGCGGGGAACACGATGGTCGCTCCGATAATGAACAGGATGGCTCCCACCACCATCATTATCTCTTTCTTCCAGCCTTCTTCTCCGGCGTTTATCTTGAAGTAAATCTGCAGGCTGGCGATGACGGACACGATTCCGGCCACCGCATAGCAGATATACACCACATACAGCAGCATGGTAATCACGAAGTCATGGGCTTTCGCCAGTCCGTCCGCACCCCAACTGTAATCCACTCCGCCGCATTTTGCGGAAGCGGACAGGCAGCAAACGGACAGGATTGCCGTCAGTACCACTCTTATAGGATCAATATGTCTCACGGGTATGGCTGACTGTGGATTTACGGAAAGCAATGTCTGATTTCTTGTCATACAGCATCTGTTCAAGTTCTTCAAACGAGACACCACCCTCGCTCGTCACGTCGGTCTCGTCCATATTGTCTGTAAGGTTGTCAAAACGGCCTGTGCCGCCTGATGGGGTTTCCACTTCCGTGGCGGCAACCCTTGAATGGTCATTGTCAGGGGCAGTCTCTTCCCCGAGAGAGAATCCGTTACCGCTTTCCCTGACCGGAGTGGCCACAACTTCATCCTGCATCCCGCTGACATCAAATTCCTCTACCGAGGTTTCTTTCTCGTTTTTCTTGCCGTAAAGGTCTTTGCTGATATGGTAGCCGTAATAGATGATATAGGCTATCGTCAGCACGATGACAAATATTACATACGGTGTCATTGTCGTTTGCGTTTAATTGGGTTTGAGTTTAATTTTTCCGCAAAGTAACATTGAAGATTATGTGCGTGAAAATTATATCCTGACAAATCTTCTTTTCTTAACCGTAATTAGTATAAGACGCTGATTTCAAACTTACTTTCATACTCTGAATGAAATTTAACCGCAAATAGAGTATGATTATATCACAGTATGATTATGTAGTATTTTTAACCACTGAAGCACCAAGAACAACCTCTCATCGTTTTACTTTATTCCGGGCGCATATAGGATGCGCTAAAGTAAAACAATAGAGAAAATGCCGTGAATACAGCCCTTGTTTGTCCGCTTTTGTCAAATATTCCGTTTTTTATAAAGAGTGATATTTTTCAGTTAAATATTTGGCGATAATTTATTTTATCACAGATTCTATCTCCAAAATAGTTTCTAAATGGGGATCAAAACAAATGTATCGTTGCTTAATTTAGCCATTTTCATCAATTTTATTCTGTAAATCAAGATTTTGTGGATTATTTTTGCTAACTTTGCAACCAAATTCTCAATTAAAAGATGATAGACCTCGTACATATAATCGGAGAGACTACCGATTACGACAAGAAACAGCAGCTTGAGGTAAACAAGCCGAAAAGCTGGTGCAAGAGCGTTTCCGCCTTCGCAAACGGGCGGGGAGGTTCTCTGATTTTTGGCGTGGCCGATGATGATACTGTGATTGGATTGGAAGATCCGCAATACGTTTCCGAGAAATTCAGCGAAATAGTCAAGTCAAAACTTGATCCGGTACCGGAATTCTCGCTCTCATTCGAGAAGGTGGACGGAAAGACACTGATGATTGTCCGTATCGAACCGGGAACCATAACCCCATATTATTATATGGGCGACGGACAGCAGATTGCATTCTGCCGTATCGGTAATGAGAGTGTTCCGGCGACTGCCAATATGCTCAGGGAGCTGGTATTACGTGGTTCCCACCAGTCGTATGACAGTTTGTTGTCGGGCTATAAGTTTGAGAATTACGCATTCACAAAACTGCGTTCCGTTTTCCATGCCAGGACGGGTAAGGAGTTTACTGATGACGATTACGAATCATGGGGTATCGTGAACGCGGACGGACGGTTGACCAACGCTGGTGCGTTGCTGGCAGACGAAAGCCCTGTCAGACATTCTCGGATATTCTGTACCCGTTGGAACGGCCTCGACCAGGCACACGGCATAATGGATGCCCTCGATGATACGGAAGTTTCAGGTAGCCTTGTCATTTTGTTACAGGAAGGACTGGATTTCTGCCGCCGCAATTCAAAAAAGATGTGGTACAAGACCCCGGATGGGCGTGTGGAATTACCCGGATATCCTGAAGAGAGCATCCTTGAGGGATTGGTAAACGCTCTCATACACAGGTCTTACATTGAAATCGGCGGCGAGGTACACATTGACATCTTCGACAACCGCATAGAGATTTCCTCTCCCGGAGGAATGTACGAAAACAAACCTGTTCAGGATTGTGACATCATGAGCATTAAGTCGCGCCGCCGTAACCCTGTGCTTGCAGACATTTTCAGCCGCCTCAAATATATGGAACGCCGGGGCAGCGGTTTCAAGAAAATCTGTCAGGATTATAGCCTGCAAACCAACTATCGGGAAGAACTGCATCCGAAATTCTATTCCGACAGTTATGATTTTACGCTGACGCTCTATAATCTGAACTACGGTATCGAGAATGGGGCAACGGAATCATTGCCCCAAATTGCCCCAAACTGCCCCAAACTGCCCCAAACTGCCCCAAACTCAGATAGCATCGAAAAATTCTTGAAAGTGCTCCGTTTGTTTCCCGGGGGAACTATCCCACAATTATCAAAAGAATCAGGATTCTCTGAACGCATGGCCAAATATTACATCCAGTTTTTGAAAGAATCAGGGTCTATACGCCGTGTCGGAACTAATAGAAAGGGTTATTGGGAAATCATAGAATAATAACCGATAGAGACGGAGACTACTATGACACTGACAGACTTATTTCTTGTAGTATGTGAATCCCGACTTTGAAATTCATGCTGACAACGGACTTATATGAATGTATTCCTTATACTGAAACTGTGGGGCAAGCCAACAGTTACCCAACAGTTACCCGACAGCTCCCCAGCAGTTACCCAGCAATAACAAAATAATGGATACTATGTGTCCGTTCCTGTTTGTAAATCCGCATGAATTTCATGCCGACAGCGGGGTTGATGGGTCGTATTTCGTTATACAAGGGTAGTGGTTGGAAAAGCACCACCTAAGCAACACCTAAGTACCACCCAAGTACCACCTAAGCGCTACCCAAGTAAAAAACCGGATTGGGTGTATTGGTATGATTCGTATTGGTGTGCGATAATTTTGATTGCGGCAGAATTTGGAGAACTGATGCGGTTCCCCATAGTTTCCAATCTCAATTGCCCCAAACTTTACCCCAAATTGTCCTGAAGTCAATTCTATAAACATAAAATTCCCTGTCTTATTTTTCTGGTGGAAAAGTAAAACAGGGAATCGTTGTATCTGTATTGAGAATAAAAGTCAGGGACAAAAACGCTTGCCACGAAGAAAGTCGTTAAGGTCTTTGTAGCCCTTATAGACTCCCGAAGCGTCATGTATTCCGTCACGAGTTTCGTTGAGAGTATCCACAGCTCTGCGCCCGGCATCGTCATTGTCAAGACAGCAGGTGACAGTCGGATAAGGGGCAAGCCATTTCATCGCCTTGCGGAGATTGGAAACGGAGTTCAACACCACAAAATCCATTGTCTCGGCAAAGGGTGTGAAATCCGAACGGCGGCATAAGGTCATATAAGACAGAAAGTCCATAAACCCTTCAAATATGGTACACAGTTCATTGCCATTGCCCATTTGTATGAGCGACACATCCTTTTGCCCGACAGTTCCTTTGAAGAACGGATTTCTCACCTCATAGCCGCCCAGGACATTCCCGAAACCTATACCATAATAGTGCCGATGGCCAAGCGAGAAATGAATTTCTCTACAAAACTCCACGGCAACTGAACTGTCTATGCCTCTGGAATCAATATAGGACAGAAGTTTGTCATTGGTAAGCGGCTTTACCGTCACATCCCGAAATGTGCCGGCTCGTTCATCCTGCAATTCAGACGGTATCCGCTCCCTGATGACAAGCTCCGCCGTGGTGTAGTTCTGGATATGCCGGATTACCTCCATGATGTCGTTGGTATTATACATCATCTTGCCAAGGTCTATGATGTCACCGCTCTGCATTGTAGCGAGATCGTACCAGCGGTTCTTCTTACGGCTGACCTTGAACGACGGATGCCGGTCCTCCCTGTACGGGGCATGGTAAAGCACGTATGTCTGATAATTGCGTACAGGGCGTATGCCTATTTTTTCAAGATAACCGATGATGTCGATTCGCTTGATTTCTCCGAAATTCACTGCCATGTTCAATTTCTTAACTCCGTTAATTTATTCTGCTCATATCTGTATTCACGGCTATCCTTGACGATGATGCCCTTTGACATAAGATGCTTCAACCACATCACAAACGAGGTACGTCCACGCCTATAGCCGGTTTCCGCATACATTTCCCGCAATTTGCCGACCAACGTATTGTAACCTTTGACCGGACCTTCGGCAAATACCTTGTCAAGAATCTCCTTGTGCTGCGATACGGTGATATTCTCGAATGTCACCCGTTCCTCTTCATCGCTGCTGAATCCCGGTATATCCTCCGGCAAACCGTCTTCATTGATACGGAAGGCAAAGTTTGAGAACTCCTTTTCCCTGGTAATCATCGGACGGACTTCGCTCACATCAGGATTTATCTCGCTTTTGATGATTTTCATCACGGTCTCCGCCTTGTTGTTCAGTTCTGTACCGATGTGGCCTCTCGTATTGTCATCGCTCTTGTTAAGGTGCAGGACAGTATGGATGTGGATATTGTACATGTTGGTCCACCGCATGAGGTCGTTGATTATCTCAACGGACTCTCCGGGAGAGTTGATGTCATTGATAAGGTCGCGGATGCCGTCGATAACAACAAAACCAATCTTATCATCAACTTCCAGAGCGGAGTCTATGATGTTGCGGCGTTGCTGTGGCGTGAACTCCCTGAGCATAAGGAAATCCAATGACGACACCTCACAGTCGGAGGGCAGTCCGGACATTTTGAGTATGCGGTGAAGCACCTTGAAGCAATGCACGCGACTTTGCTCTGTATCTATATACAGCACCTTTGTCTTGCCTTCTGGCAGTTTGGCACGATAATGCAGCACTTCTTTCCCTGACAGCAATGCCGCCACTATCGCACTCACATTGAATGTCTTTCTCGATTTTGGCTTGCCCACGGATGCACTGAAATTACCTACTGTCGCCACCGTAATCTCATCGACCGTCAGTATTTCCGGCGGGAATACATAACGGTCGGTGGCACGGATTTTGACATACTCGAGGAATTTCTTGAATTTCTCCCGGTTGGCCTTTTCCTGCGGCGTAAGTTCCTGCGGTGCCGGGAATATCCTGTCGAACGGGATTTCTTCTATCTTCATTTCTCCGCTCCTTTCCTGGCCTTACGGTTCCCCTTGGGAAGCTCCATCATGGTCTCAGCCGCCGCCCTGCGGCTCATCTCATACTTGGAGTAGATGACATTGCGGCGCAGCACGTCATCAAGTTCCTTTCGCTCTTTGTATATGAATTTTCCACGAGGTTTGAAATGGGTAATCTCCCTGTTGGAAGTCATAAGGTATATCTGGCTTTTCGATACCCCTATATATTCCGCCGCCTCTTCGACGGTCAGCATCTCACGGCACATGAAGAGCTTGGACTCCAGTTCCTTGAAATGCTCGAATATCTCGCCGAGGTCGCCATAACGCTCCATGAAGGCACAGATGGATTCGATGCGCTGCACCGCTTCGTCAACCGTGCTTTCTCCCATCTTGGAGAGCAGATGGCTCACGTTCTCCACCCGTTGTAGGGTGGCTATAAATTCCGATGTCATAAACTGTCCTTTTTGTTAATAATAGCATTCATGCGGTTGCTCCGACCCATCGGGCATACCTATTTCCGGCTCGATGAGCATGTGTGACCTTATCCATTTGTCAAGATCTTCCTTGTTGAAGAAAATACGTCCGTTGGTTGGACGGCTGTGGGGTATGTCATACTTGCGCATCAGTTTGTAAAGATGGCTTGAGGTGATGCCGAGATACAGGGCTGCATCCTCGACCGTGAACGTGCCTTTCAGATGGAAAAGCATACCGATGAGCTGGTCAACGCGCGACAGCAATTTGTCGAGCTTGACGGAACACCGTTCTCCCCATTGGGTATCTGTGATGGTCTGTTGTTCATTCATTGTTACTTTGTTTTTTTGATTCCACTTTCAGAGCCGTCGCCCCGTGTCTTGAAAGCTTTCGGCTGCAAAGTAACAATGTAATAGGGCGTTGAAAGCAATATTTTGAGTGACACCTGCAAAGTATCACTCAAAATAGCACTGTCACTCAGGATTTCGGTTCTCTATCGGACATATTTCTCACGTATATGCTTCATCAGAATGTCTATGTCGTTCTTGTAGCTGAAGATGCCGTTGCTCCTTGCACGGTTGAGCGCGGACGAGAAATTGGAACGTGCCTGCGGCTTGTTCTTCCCTTGCAGCAGGATGGAGCCGCTACGCTCAAGGACGGTCTGCCAGCAGCGGCTGACAAGGTTCATGGCACTCAGACAGTCAAAGAAATAGGCGATGCCCATAAGATTTACTGCCACCAACGGAGTGGTGAGTGTACCATGCATCAGGCCGTTCATTTCCTGGACTGTGATTTTCTTCTGGAAGAAGCCTGCGTCATTGGCGCAGTCAGCAAGCAGTGGCATATCCTCGGCTCGGATTGCACACGAGAGTCTTTGTTCCTGCACCCGGTTCACGGAGGCGGTTCCGGATGTTCCCGGATTTTGCTTTCCGTCATCACGACGTTCCGTATAGACAAGGAATATCACCTCATCCATGTCCGGGGCTTCCAGTGAAGGCCGGGTGAAGAATCGTTTTACAAGGTCTGTCCGCTCCAACAGGAGGATGCCGATCGCACCCAACGCCTTGCGGTGGATGTTCTTGCCCACAGCATCTTCATCTTCGGCATAATGATGACCGTCGATAAACTGCAGGGCGAACACCCGTAGCGTCATTACGCCTGTGGCTACATAATCCTGATACTCTCTGTGCGCTTCCAGCAACAGTTGGCGCAGGTGGTCCAGTCCTGCATCACCATTTACGGGCCGGGGTGAAAACTTCCCTGTAAAAAAAAGGAATAAGTTTTCGGATGAATGGATTTACTTCCATACTTCGGATGTTGTTTATGAATAATTTGTAAAAGCAAAAGTCCTCAAAGTATCTACCTTGAGGACTTTTTGTATCTGTATTCAGTCAGACATTCTTATATAATCTACTCATTATAGATGAGCTTACTTCATAAGCTAACTTCATTCTGCGCTTGATGTTCACACGAACAACATTGTTGTTTTTATTGTATGTATGAACGCGGCTCTCTTAATGTTGGCATGTTGAAATATGTATCTTATATGAAGAAATTTCCGAAAGAATAGAATCTATTAAAATAAATGTATCAAGTTCTTGACCTGTTCGATTATAATTGAAGTTCATATTATTATAGTTATTTATCAGCTGGATCCCGTCTTCAGACTGCGGCATTGCGGCTGCTGTCTTGCAGGTCTCAGTTGCCTGCGAATCCGTCCTTCATCAGGAACCGGTGGCAAATATACGAAATTTTACATAACAATCGTTATGTAAATGAAAGTAATCACTGAAATTTAACCTGCATTAAAGCGGTAATCGTTAAATACGATTCATTAGGAAGCAAAAATCTCATTTCACAAAGGTAAATACATCCAAGGCTTCTTTATTATAAATCAGCCATCACCCGTCATATATGTGGCTTTATAAGGGTATGTAGCAGCTGTGTTTTCATCTCTGCAAAACGGTAATATTTACACTTTGGCAGTTTCAGAAATGAGGTGTAACACAAATAGATAACGAATGTACTCTAATTTTTCCTTATAATCCAGATTGGGACGTAATGGATATTTTTTTTGCGTGACACGTGTAAGATATAAATTTCTCACAGTAAAGAAATGTCGTTTGAAATCATTATCATAAACAAGTTTGATTCCCCAAAAACTACATACATTTAATCCGACCCTTCAAATATGATAGATGTAGACTCAACAGAAATGTCGGCAATAAGTGAAAGGATGGTTCGGTCGGTATAAATATATACACCCCTTGACTGACTGACCTTGATAGCCCGCCTGCAACATTTTGGTTAGTCACTCTAAATATATACGCCCTCTGACCGACTGACTTAATTAATCATTCAAATACACCGTCAAACAACGAGACGGCTTCGTCTTTCTTCGTATTGATAATCCGGGCGTAACGCTGGGTGTGCCGGATGGTGGTATGTCCGAGCAGCTGACTGGTAGTGTAAATGTCTATACCCGCTGTAAGACAGAGCGTTGCGAAGCTGTGCCTCGCCGCGTGAAAAGTGATGTCTTTCGTGATTCCGGCATTCTCCATCCACGTTCCGAGGCTCTGCCCGTAGTTTCTTGTCAGCCGGGGAAACACCCTGTCCTCCGCCGTGGCGTCCTCCGGCTTTTCCGGCAGCCATTTCCGGGCGTTCATGTTCAGCGGCAGAAACAGCTCGACACCGGTTTTGTACTGAATTATCTCAACCTGCCAGTGGGTAGCGGTTCTCACAATGTCTTTCCAATGGAGATTCATGATGTCATAGATGCGCAGCCCGCTGAAACAGGAGAACAGGAACGCACCCTTGATGTCCTCACGGCAGCAGGGAGTGGCGATAAGCCGTTTTATCTCCTCTACGGTCAGATACTCGCGTTTGTGCTCTTTGATGGACAGCGAGGCTCTGGTTATTCCCTTGAACGGGCTTTTGGGTATCACGCTTTCACGTACCGCATAGTTAAGCGCAGCTCTGACATAGCACAGGTACAGGAATACGGTGCTTTTTGTCATTTTCTTCCGGTCTGTATTATGTGCGGAACGGCTGACAAGGTACTCCATAAACCTCGTGAGGTATTCCTTGTCCACATCGGCAAGTGTAGTCTCAGAATCATAATCCGTGACCTCCTTGACCGTTCGGTCTATCCACGCTTTTGATGATTCCGCACAGCTTTTCTTCGCATTCTCGGCATAAATGCCCATCCATGCGCAGAACGGCATCCGGGCCTTGTGTGATTTGTCCTTTATGCCCGCAATACGGTTGGTAAGGTCAAGTATCATTTCCTCCTTGATGGCGTTCGCTTGTGCCAGCGTGTTGGCATTCATTATTCTTGACGGTGTGTCGGTCTCCGGCACAAGGTACAACTTCAGGAACTTGTAAGTCCGCTTGCCGTTATGGTATATATCCAGATACAGCGAACGGTTGCCGTTTTTCAGCACTTGCTCCCGGAGCCTTATCGGTTCCTTCATCACCACCTGTTTCTTCAGTCTGCCCATATCTCTTAATCAAATAGTCTGTCAATCAAATAAACTGCATCCACCTTCTTTTTGTCCACGATTTTTGCGTACACCTGGGTCGTTTCCACATCCGAGTGTCCGAGCAACTGGCTGGTGGTATAGAGGTCTGCGCCCATTGTCAGCGTCATCGTCGCAAAGGCGTGACGGCTCACGTGATAGGACACCCGTTTGGTAATGCCGGCCTTGGAAGTCCACGTTTTCAGCACATGGTCGCAATCGCTCAGCGTGGGGACATCAAAGACGGCATCGTCAGGATTTCCTTTCTCTCCCGGCATGAACTTCTGCGCCTGTAGGCTCAAAGGCAGGTAGATTACCTTCCCCGTCTTTTGCTGACGCAATTCCAAATGAGTCTTGCCGTTTTCCTCGATTACGTCTTTCCAACGCAGTCCTTTGACATCACTGTAACGTAGCCCGCAAAAACAAGAAAAAAGAAACGCCGTCTTCACCCTTGGACTCCTACATGGAGTGTCAATAAGCGTCTGCACCTCTTCAATGGTCAGATACTCGCGTTTTTTGCGTTCCCCCTGTATGGAAGCCCAGTCGAATGACAATAAAGGATTGTCGCCAAGAATTTCCAGATCCACGGCATAGTTGAGGGCCGCCCGTATATATCCGCAGTAACCGGATATGGTTTTCTTTGCCAGCGGCTTTTTTGTCAATCTCGTCATCCGGGTGCCGAGATATTCTATAAATCCCTGAAGAAAGTCCTTATCGACCTCATACAATCTTATCCGCGGATTATAAGCCTTCAGGCACACTGATACTGCGTGTACATGATCGACAAGGGCTCTGCGCCCTTTTTTCTCTCCGGACTCAGCGTATTCATCGAGCCATTCTATCAGCGGTGTCCGGGCTTTGTCCGAAAGGATTGTCGCCGGCTTCTTGTTGGTGATGTCAAGAATACGCTGTGCCTTGATGGCATTGGCAGCCTTGAGCGTGTTGGCATTCCTCTCCTTTGCCTCCTGCGATATTTCAGGGACAAGGAAGAGTTTAAGAAACTCATATCTGCGTTTGCGGTCGGTATAGATATCCAGATATATGGATTGGTTGCCGTCCTTAAGCTGCTTGAAGCGGATGCGGACAGGTACCGATTCTGATTTTTTTGTTCTTGCCATTCTCTGCCAATGCTTTATTTCGTATGCAAAGGTACAAAAAATAGCTCATAACGACTAACAAAAAAGTAACATAAATAGCAGAAATAACAAAAAATAACCTATACCCCACCAAAAACAAATCAAAATCGCTTCTATGCAATGCCTTATAAATAAAGGCTTTTGTTTGCACTTACTTATAAATTTCCTCTCTCATTTACGCCATTTCACTTTAGCTGCCATACGTCCTGCCAGCCGTCCGGCATTATAGCCTCGCAGTTCCTGACGACACGCAAGGTCATCGAGGCAACGGCAGACTATCCCTTGCCGTTGTTCTATGTCCGTCCGCCTGTCGAGTACCTTGATCAGGAACTCGTGTCGTTCCACGTAGTCTGCCGCCGCCAAGACACCGGGGATGTTCGCATCATCTTCGTCCCGAACGGACATACCGGCTACGGCAAGGATTATGAATTGAAAATGCTGACCGTCAACCGCGAATGGCTCGCAGCGCAGACAGCAAGTTCGTTCCCGAACATACCATACGACATCATCGGCGTTACCGTCAGAATCGGGCAACGCTCCATAACCGTTTACTACACGAAACGGAAGCCCGACATACGGCTATATTTCACCAATATGTTCAACGCCTTGGAGATAGCGGAGCTTGTGGGCGACACCACCGCCAAGACAAAAGTAAAGCGCACCGAGGCCGTCTGCGACGGCATCGTGTCGTTCTACGACCAGTCCGTGGAGCAGTCATTCGAGTTCCAAACCGCCGGACTTACCGCCGAGTATGCCGAATGGCTCGGACAGCTCTTCATGTCGCGAGATGTGCGCATCATCAACAAACCATACCACGAGGAGGACAACCTGAACGAGCCTTATCCGTCTGTGCTGATTACGGACAGCACCTGCGAGGTGCAGGACGGAGACGAGGAACTCAACACGGTCAAGTTCACGTACCGCTACACTAGCGACCGTCCCGAATCATTGGTCGCACTGCCCGACAGAATACACACCGATACTTTCAAAACTCCTTTCTCGTAATGGCAAACGCGATACACCATACAACGGCATTGACAATGCTCCATTCTGGCGACCCGGTAGACATCTCCTTTTGGAAACGGTCGGGCGAAATCGTGCATCTTCACAACTGCATCGCCCTGCCGTGCGCAGCATCGCAACGCTATGTCGGCACTCAAAATTTCAAGGTGCTTGCCTCCGGGCAAATCCGCAAGATCCGCCTCGTCTGCATTTTCCGCATCAACGGCCTCGAAGTTTTCTTATAATCACTCACACTTCACTATATGGACTCCCTCAAATATTCTTCGGTAGAGACACTGCCAAACGCACGCGCCTCGGTGGCGTTCACCGAGCCTAAGCCAGTGTTCAAGGAGGATGGCGAGATTACACCTACAATCCTCTCCGACACCCACAGCTATATGCCATGGGGCGCGACAAACCAAATGCCGTTCGACATCATAGACTTGATCGAATCGGACGAGACACTCGCCACCTGTCAGATGTTCAACGCCGAGGTTTGCTACGGGTCAGGGCTTGTCTACGACTGCGGCCAAGCCTCCGCATCGATTAAGGGCGAAGTAGATGACTTCACGCTTGACAACGACCTCGCTTCCTACTTCCTCGGTGTCTGTCAGGACTTCAAGCACTTCGCTTTCGCTGTCAGCGTCATAATCCTCAATGCCGAGGGGACAAAGATTGTGCGGCTCGTCCGAAAGGAGGCTTGCTACTGCCGTTTCGCCCCGGCAGACAAATACGGCAAGATACCACGCCTTTACTTCGCCAACTGGCGGAAGTTCGCCACGCTCGAAGACTGCGAGGTCATCGAGATGCTCGACACCGCCACGCCTTTCTGTGACCTCCGCGAAAGGCTCGCTAACGGCGACAAGTGCCGCAAGTTCGCCATTGTCAGCCGCGTGCCGACACCTGACAGCACGTATTACCCCATACCATACTATGCCGCGCTTTTTCGCGGCAAGTGGTACAACATCAAGCAGCTAATCGGTCTTGCGAAAGAAGCCAAACTCAAGAACTCCGCGCCTATAAAGTACCACATCGAGGTGTCGCAGAAGTATTGGGACTCGATATTCAAGTCGGAGGGCATAACAGACCGTTCAAAGCAGCAAGCGCGTATCGTGGAGGAGAAGCAGCGCATCCTCGACTTCCTCACAGGTGTCGAGAACAGCGGCAAGGTGTGGTTCTCCACGTTCTACGTCAACCCCAACGGAGACGAAATGCACGATGTCGTAATCAACAGGATTGACGACACTAAGGAGGGCGGCGACTGGGAGAGCGACATTCAGGAAGCGGTCAATATGATATGTTTCACGCTCCGCGTCCACTCTAATCTTGTCGGGTCAGTACCAGGCAAGGCGCAGACCAACAATTCCGGCTCAGACAAGCGCGAGTTGTACACCATAGCCCAAGCCCTTCAGAAACCGTACCACGACCTTCTTTTCACCGTGCACCGCATAATTTGCCGCTTCAACAAATGGGAGGGTGTCAAAGTCGATGTGCCGTTCATCCAACTTACGACACTCGATGAAAATGCGGATGCCAAGACTGTTACCACATCAAAGTCGAAAGAGGAAAGTCAAGGGTCGAGAGAGCATAAGCCGAATCTTGATACCGAACTATCTCTAATCTCTCGACCCTAAACTCTCGACAATATGAAACTGATTCCGAATGATGAAACCCTGCGCCGTTTCGTGCCGCAGCAGGTTTGCGCCGTCAAAGGCGAAGCCTCGCTCTTTGACCGCATTGCTCACTGGCTCGACACCGCCGAGCAATGGGTGTTCGCCACTTTCTGCCCCGAAACGGTCGTAGCTGAAGCTATTGCGGACTACCCCGATTCTCCAATCCTTAACCCGTTCACGGCAATAGCGGCTCATCAGGCACTTGCCGATGCGATACCCTCGCTGGACTTGGTGCAGACAGTCAACGGCTTTGCCGTGGTCAGCAACCAAAACCTCGCCCCAGCATCGAAAGAGCGTGTGGAACGGCTGATTGCCGCCCACAAGGCGCAGCGCGATGCAGCAATCAACACCTTGCAGCCGTTACTTGCCAAGGTCAGCGGCTGGTGCAATACCTTCCAATGCGAGTTCTTCCGCGCAACGCTGTTTCCAACGCTTGACAGCATCCGACCGCTTGCCTCCGGTGCGGCAACGTGGGAGAAATTTCAGGAACTGCGTCCTGCTATTGCAGTTGCGGAAGGCCGCCTTGCTGCCGAGTACATTTCCCCCGAACTGATGCAACGCCTCCGTGATGAGACGCTTGGCATCATCACTTCACTCTCGCCCTTTGACTCTCGACTTTGCACCGCACTCCGGGGACATGTTGCCGACCTCGTACTTGGTAAACCGTTGCGCGAAACCGCTTTGCGCGACATCGTTGACTGCATCAGGCGGCATCCCGATACTTTTCCCGAATGGCACTCGTCAGACGTGGCGAAACTATACAGCCCACCGACATTCAAGAACAGCATAAAGTCGCATGGTTACTGGTTCTGACAATACCACATCTTTGACGTTTTGCATTATGGATAACAACACGCTAAACATCGACCTCATCATGCCGAAAAGCTGGCACGAGCTGAACGACAAGCAGCTTCGTTATGCTTTCGGACTTATCGCCAAAGACTTTACTTTCGATGAGATAAAGACCCTTTGCCTGTTCCATTGGTCGGCTCTGTCAGTCAGACACCGACACAACGCCGATTTTGTCTGCCGCCTACGCCGCCAAGACTTCATCGTTTCCGTTGACCAAATAGCCGAAGTAATCCCGGCTCTTGACTGGCTCGACACCATACCGCCTCAGCCGGTATGCATCTCTCGTATCGGTCGCCACCGCTCATTCTCACCCGACTTCTCCGAAGTGCCGTTTGAGAAGTTCATCGTCTGCGACAACCTTTACCAAGGCTATCTCGCCACGAAGTCGGACGACCTACTCGTCCAAATCGCAAGCATCCTCTATCTCCCTAAACTCTCAACTATAAACTCCAAACTACGCTTGACTGCCGCCGAGCGGACAAGCGTGTTCTATTGGTTCGCATCGGTCAAAGGCTATTTTGCCCGACGTTTCAGCCACTTCTTTCAACCATCGGCACAGACTGACAACCTCCTTGGCAGCAATGCACAGCCCACCGGCGCACAAATACAGCAGTCTGTCGATGCAATGATACGCGCCTTGACCAAAGGCGACATAACCAAGGAGCGGGAGATCCTCGCCCTTGACACCCACCGTGCGCTTACCGAGCTTGACGCACAGGCTCGCGAATTTTTTGAACTGCGTTCAAAAATTCGACCTTAGCTCAGAGCGTATGTCGGCCTTTGGCTGGTGCGCGGTCGGCTTGCCGACTGAGACTAAGGTCAATATCAGGAGTTCAACGCCAAATACCCGAACAAATGAATCTCTACACTATCGACCCTACACACTCGACTTTCTCTTGGAACGCCACCTCATTTTTCGAGGACTTGACCAATCGAAACCGGCTGGCGCGAAGCGAAAACTTCGCTTTCTGCCGCGTGTCTGGACTTGAAGGCTTCGAGGAGGCACTCCACGTCATGCAGTCAGCCACAGCCATTGTCGCCGTCAGCGACACTTCGCAAGGCTATATGGAAATGAACAACACGCCTCGTACGCGACGTGTCAAAACGATTTTTCTCGCTATGCGACACGCCCTCGATGACATGTCGGCTCGTCAGGAGTGCTTCGACACACTCCGCGAGCTGTTCCGGCAATACATGTCAGTGCTGCTTCAAGAGAAAACCCGACTGGAAGAAAACCGCATCTACCTTGACCCTCAGATTTCATTCACGGAGATAGAGCGGTATTTCTTCTCCGGCGCAGCCTGCGCCTACTTCCAAATAGCAATCGACACATTCACAGATTTACGCTACAATGCTTCAGAGTGGACATAACGCCGAGGAGGAACGCCGTAAATACGTCTTGGCTTTCAACTCCACGATGATAAAGATATGGCGCGAGCGCATCGCTCTGCTGAAAGTCGTTGACACAGGGGCGTTGTACCGCTCAACCGTTTCGGTCGGCTTGTCGATGGACGGCAAGGTTTCCGCCGTAACACTATCGCAAGCCTTCAACACCTACGGCTTGTTCCAAGACTACGGCACAGGCCGCGAAGTGCCGGTAGGCAATCCCGGCGACATAGGACGCGACAAGGTGCGCCAACGCCGCAAATGGTTCTCAACCAAGTACTACGCATCGGTCATGAACTTGAAAGAGTTCTTTGCCGACAACTTCGGTCGTGACTTCTGCGGCATCGTCGCCAACGCCTTGAATGACCGAACATTCCGGCAATCACTTCAGAAATGATGTCTTTTCGGACACGTCCGAGGCATCATAACTTTGCGTCAAAGATTACCGCAATGATAGACGTAACGACATTGACGCAGCTGATAACGCAGTTCCGAAATACGACGCAGTCCAACAGCGTCAGCCCCGAAACTGTCGGCTCTATACTTCAGAAAATCACTGACATCCTCGCCACCGCAGGGACGCAAGCCAACCTTGACATTATCAACAAGTGGCATGAGGCTCTTAAATCCGCCGCCCCGGCTCTCACCGCACTTTCGCTGGGCGCGAATGACGGCGATAACGTGTACCTGAATACACGGAGCGTCAATCTGTACACCGGCGAGCAGACAGAACTGCCACCCTTGGCGATACGGCAAGCCACTGCCGAACGAGCCGGAGCGATGCGTGCGCAGCAGGTCATCGACCTTGACAACGCCAAGAAGGACGTTTCGAGCATCCGGGTGCAAATCGCAGTCATCAACAAACTTCTCGGAATCGGCACTTCCGATACCCTTTACAAGGACGCTCAGATCTCCTGCCAAGCCATTGACGGCAAGCTCCATATACTCGGCGCGTCAAAGCTCATATCCCAAGGGTTCGTGCCGTACCTGTTCCGCAACGTCCGCAAGCGCAACCCCTTCAAGCTAAAATGGGCTACCGATGAGCAGAAAGCCAAGAAGCACTGCCCGGTCAAGAAAGGGTGGGCAATCATGGGGGCGAGGCACTCGGTGCATGTCAATGGGGACATCGTTGAGTTCTCGACCAATCCCCATAGCTTTTACTGCTGCAAAGCCGAGGGGTATACCACCTCTCCCTCTGTGCTTGTGTCGCGGCACGTCCGCAAGGACGGCACCGTCTCTTTCGGGTTGGGACGCTCGTCCGTGTCTCTCGCCGACCCGAAGAACCCTGCCAAGGAACGCATGGTGCGCATCACTTTCGGCATCGGTTTCGCCAAGCCTATGAACCCCGGCATAGCCTCGATAACCCCGGCCAACCTCGTAAGCTCGCTCGCAACTTTCACAATCATATACGACCCCGGCTCGCAAACATGGACATTCAGCTCGCGTTGACGGCCATGCCGCGTAAAGGGGCAAATAAAAAGAAAGCCCTCGCGGCGAACCGCAAGGGATGCTGTCTTTCAAACGAGCTATGAGTGCTCAAAGCGGCACGAGGCCGCAAGGAAATGCAATCAATGCAACACCGCCGGGAAAGCCCAAAAGGAATGCTGTCCCACATAATACAGACAGAGGCATCCGGGTCGGCTTCAGCATGGCTTCACTTGCGTCAGAGGTGTCCGGGGCAGCCTAAGCACGGTTTTGCTTGTCCGACACAAAGTTAACCATAATATTCCACACAGCCAAATGATTAGACGATAAAAACGCCGCAAAAACATGGATATACGCAAACACAAACCGACAATACAGCTCATCTCCGCCATGGCTCTTATAGCCCTCGGCTGCGGACTGCTCGTTGCAGGGTTCATACTGCCACCACCCGGTGAGATACACAACTCGGTGCTGATAGCTTTCGGCGAGATACTGACATTCGCCGGTGCGTTATTCGGCATCGACTACCACTATAAATACAAAGACAATGGAACTGAAACAAAACACCCGGACGATTGACGAGATCATCGTCCATTGCACGGCAACACCCGAGGGTAAAGACTTCACCGTGCAGCAAATCAGAGACTGGCACGTAAAAGGTAACGGCTGGCGCGACATCGGCTACCACTTCGTGGTGTACCGGAACGGCGACGTGATGCCGGGCCGCCCCATTGCTCAACCGGGGGCGCATTGCACCGGCCACAACGCACGCTCAATCGGAGTGTGCTATGTCGGCGGATGCGCCGCTGACGGCAAGACACCGAAAGACACGCGCACGCCGATACAGAAGACAGCTTTGCGACAGCTGCTGAAAAAGCTGAAAGCCGCATATCCAAAAGCAACGATACACGGACACCGCGACTTCGCCAACAAAGCCTGTCCGTCATTCGACGCAACTTCCGAATTTTCAGACTTATGAAAACATTCTCGACCCTCCGCACCCGGCTCTCGATGTTTGCCGCATGCGCATTGATTTTCACCGCGCTTTTCCCTTCTTGCCGAGCCAAGAAGGAAATTGCGGTCAATGAAAAATACGGCATTGACAGCATAGCCGCGACACAATCCTCCGGCTATGCCTTCAGAATTGACTCCGCCATTGGCAGGATCAGCCTCGCCTTCGACACACTTGACATTGCAATCGAGCGGCAGGTCGCCGCCGATACCGCCACAAGAATGCGCATCCGCGCCGTCAAAGGCTCCGTCATCGCCGACCGCAGACAGGCCGCCAACGACATACGAGGGTACAACCGGCTTGACAGCGTGGCGTACAAGCGTGCCTCGGAGACATCGACAGCCGAACATTCGGCAACGGCATCCATTGCCGAGCCACCCGATACGACGCTTGTGTTCGCCGTCATCGGCGGACTGGCCGTGGTCGTATCGGCTGTGCTGGTTTACCTGAAGAGAAGAAGGACATGACCATATCCATCGACACAGATTTTGATTGAAAGGCGGCTTGCCCGTGAGGGCAGGTCGTCTTGCTTTGTCCCCGAACCCACCCATGCCGTTGCGCGGCTGCGCCTCGGAGCAGGATTTCCTGACTGCTTCATTACACCGAAGCAGGGGGCTTTCTCCGTCTGCTCCGTATCTGTGTATGGGCGTGCAGCAGCCGTCAGATTGCGTTCCTCTCCGTCCCATACGTTCCACGCAAACTGACTGCGATGCCGTGGGGACACTCCGCTGTGCTCCGTGTCCGCCACGTCTGTATCGCACTGCTGTTCGCCTATGATACCGAGCAGACTGCGGCAGCCTTCCCCCTGCGTCAGTTCCATACGCCCCTCGAAATCCACATCCGGGCTTTCACCGCGCAACGCCCAGTCAGCGGTATGGACGACCTCGCCCCACGGCATCCGCCCCCGCCCCAAGCCCCGGCTGACTATGCTGGTCTTGACTTCTCCGCTGCGGCTGCGCTGCATCCGCCGCCTCAATGCCGAGCGGTCATTGCGCGTTCAGTCGGAGACCCTTTTGCGTCCGACGACCCACAGCCAAGGCAGAGGCTCTTGCGGACGCGGGCCCCGGCTGAGGCTTCATTGCTCCGCATCGATGCCGTTGTCCTGTGCACCGCCACCTCCGCTGCGAACCTGCGACCACTGCCGTCAGCCGCCACACATCACCCCGACAGGTGCTGCCGCGTGCCAAATCGGGCTTCGCCCAATTTGATTTGCGCGTCAACGATTTTACCGCGCTTTCGGGCGGCAGCGGTGGCGGCTCTGACATATTCCGCAAAGATAATCCCGAAAACAGCCGAAGCAATCCACAGGCTCGGGGGGGCAGTGCAGTGGCACACTCGGGGGAATTATTCCCCCGAACCCCCATTTTGCGCCGACCTTTACGTGTTATCTTCCTGAAAATCAGCATACGGTCGGCTTGCCAACGGATTGAAAAATTTTCATTTCGGCAAAGCAAAGAAAAATTTCGCCGAAAACCGGCTTTTCAATCCGCCGGTTTCCACCTTTTTACCGCCTCCGAATTGCGAGCCTCGGCTGCGCTCTCACAATTCTCGGCTAAAAGGTGAAGCCAAAACCTTTTGCATCGGCATCGAATGTCCGTCTTTTCGGGTCGGTGTATAGAGAGGTATTTTTGCTTGAAAAGTCTAAAATCAGTCGAGAGAGTAGAGTTTAGAGCCGTGAGAAACCGACAAGAAGGCTCTCTAATCTCTCGACCTTCAACTCTAAATTTTGAACTATGTCGAATTACAACAGCACAGCAACAGTTACCCTCTCGGTCAACGGGAAACAGGCGCAGCAGATGTTGCGCCGCTTGGAGACCGATGCGCTAAGGCTTGAAAAAGGAATAGCCCGTGCCGCGAAAGCAGGGGACAAGGCGACAATGGCGAAGCTCCAAAGGGAACTGCGCAACACAAGGCGGCTGATGCAGCAGCTCCAATCGTCTTCCGCGACTGTGGAGCAGGTCATGCAACGACTTGACAAGGCGGCACCGCGAGAGCTGAACAAGGCTCTCCGCACATTGCAGTCGCAACTGAACGGCATCGAGCGCGGCTCGAAGGCGTGGGATGAGCATATCGCGAAAATCAAGGCTGTAAAGGAGGAGCTGGGCAAGGTCAACGAACAAATGCAGCCGCAACAGGGGCTGTGGTCCCGCTTCAACCGCTGGCTCAACGACTGCCAGACCGCGCTGCTCGGATTCGGAGCGGCGGTAACAGGCTTGGTCATGGCAGGAAAATCTGCCGTCCAAGCATACGCCGATATGGAGCAGGAAATGGCAAACGTGCGCAAGTTCACGGGGATGTCCGCCGAAGAGGTGGAGAAACTGAACGAGGAGTTCAAGAAGATGGACACCCGATCCTCTCGCGAGGAGCTGAACCGCCTCGCCCAAGAAGCCGGGCGGCTGGGAAAGCAGTCGCAGGAGGACGTGCTCGGCTTCGTCCGCGCTGCCGACAAAATCAACGTCGCCCTTGACGACCTCGGCGAGGGGGCGACCCTCACGCTCTCAAAGCTCACGGGCATCTTCGGCGACGAGAAACGCCTCGGCACCGAGAAAGCCCTGTTGTCAGTAGGGTCGGTCATCAACGAGCTGTCGCAGAACTGCGCGGCATCAGCCCCGTACATCGCGGAGTTCGCCTCTCGCATGGGCGGTGTCGGCTCGCAAGCGGGGTTGACGGTGCAGCAGATAATGGGCTTCGCCGCAGTCCTCGACTCAAACAACCAGAAGCTGGAGGCTTCGTCAACCGCCTTGTCGCAGGTGATAGTGCGCATCTACCAAGACCCGGCGAAGTATGCCCGCGTAGCCGGAATGGACGTGGAACGCTTCGCCAAACTCGTCAAGACCGATATGAACGCCGCGCTGATCGAGTTCCTGACTACGCTGAACCAAGCCGGCAGGATGGACGTGCTGTCTCCCATGTTCCGGGAGATGGGCGAGAACGGCTCGCGTGCAATCTCTGCTTTGTCCACGCTTGCCAACCACATCGGGGAAGTCAAGAGCCAGCAGCTCGTCGCAAACGAGGCTTTCAGCCAGGCGGTCTCCATAGACAAGGAGTTCGAGGTGCAGAACACGACTGTACAGGCGGGGCTTGACAAAGCGAAGAAGGCTTTCAACGAGCTTGCCGTGGAACTTGGCGAAAAATTACAGCCTGTGATGCGCTACTGCATATCTTCGGGTTCGGCCATGCTTCGCGTGCTCAAAGCCATGGTGGACTTTTTCATCAGGTACAAGACGGAAATCGTCACTGTCGCCGCTGCCGTGGCGGCGTACAGCGCCGTCATGTTCGTGTACAACGCGAGGATGGCGATTGCCTCCAAAGCCACGGCTCTGTTCCACGGCGTGTTGCGGCTGTTGCGCGGCATCCTCCCGGCGGTGAGGCTGCTGTTCACGCCGCTCATAAATGCCGTGCAGTATTTCACCAACGGACTCGAGGTGAACCATGCCATGCAGCAGCGGTGGCGCAGGAGCATGGAGGCGATGAAGTTCTCGTCTTGGGTCGGGCTGATACTCGCCGTTGGCGGCGCGGTGTACGCCGTGACACAGCGCATCAAGAACCAGCGTGAGGAACTCGAGCGGCAGCGCAAGGAGGCGGAGAACTTCAAGAAGTCAATCACAGACCTTGACGAGGCAGCAGCTGGCTATGCCGCTGCCGAGGTTGACCGCCTTGACGCCCTGTACAAGGCGGCCACGGACGAGGCGAAGTCAACAGACGAGCGCAAAGCTGCCGCTGAACGCCTCCAAAACCTGTACCCGGACTATTTCAAGAACCTCTCTGCCGAGGAAATCATGCTCGGCAAGACCAAGACTGCATACGACAAGCTGCGCGACTCCATCATCGAAGTCGCCCGGGCGCGTGCCGCCGCAGGAAAAATCGAGGAGAACGAGAAGACACTTCTCACCCTCGAACAGCAGCTGCCGTCCCTGCAAAAGAAACGCGATGCTGACAAGAAGGCGCATGATGCGGCTGTCGCCGACTGGGAGAACGCCAGGCAGCAGGAGGCCAACCGTTCTGCCTCATACACCAACAGCACTGACGCAGCGGCTTCGGGGCTGGTGAACGTAACGCCTTACGCCCGGCGTGTTGCTTCGACAGGGAAAACCTACAACGCTTCGGAAGCAGCATTGCAAGCCAACCTCACCAAGCAGAAGCAGCTGAACGATGCCAACGAGTTCCTGCGCAAGAAGTACTCAATCAGTGCCGATGCACTGACAGAACCGCAGACTCCGAACACCCCGGTCATCCCGTCTGTCCCGACAGGCGGCTCTAATACCGGCAAGGAAGCCGACAGGTTCGCGGCTGAAAAGGACTGGCGGGAGCAGGAAGAGGCCTTGGCGCGTATCGCTTACGCCACAGGCAAGAAGGATTATCTCGAATATACGGCGGAGATGGACAGGATTGCCGTCGAGTTCTATGAGAAGCAGCTCCTGCACACAGACCTCGGCGAGACCGAAAGGCTCTCCATCACGGCGCAGTGGCGCGAAGCGCAGATGAGGCAGACGGAGGACGCGCTCAAAGGGACGGCTGAAGCGGAAAACAGTTCTTACAACGAGCGCATCGCCGAGGCAAAGCAGTTCTACATAGACGGGAAGTATTCAAAAGAAACCTACGACGAGGCTGTGGAACGCATCGAAATCGAGCATTTGAAGGCTCTGACCCGCATTTACAAAGAGGAATCTAAGGAGCGCATACAAGCGGATGCCGACCTCCAGGACGCTCTCTTCCGGCAGACGCAGCGGCGGCAGCAGAAGACGGAGGAGGCGGAACGGAAGTTCGCTTCGATGAAAGAGAAATTCTTCGGCGACAACCCTGCGGAACGACAGGCGAAATACGATGCCGATTTTGCCGCGCTTCAAACAGTGTACCAACGTGAACTCCAAGCGGCGGGCGACAATGCCGATGAGAAACTGCGCATCGAGGAGGCTTTCCAAAAGGCTAAGCTCGCGTTGCAGAAGCAGTACGGCTTGCTTGCCGAGGAGGACACGCGCAACGCTTTGCAGCGCGGTGTCGATGCTTCCGCCGAATGGCTCGGCGGCGAGGGCGGCAAAGCCTTGTCCGGCGCGTTGGATGCCGTTGTGTCGGGGATGTCAGCGGTTTTCTCGAGCCTGTCGTCTGTCATCCAAGCCGAGCTTGAAATGCAGACGGCGGCGATAAACAAGCGTTATGACGCGGAAGTGAGCCGTGCCGAGGGAAATTCTTACAAGGTCAAAAAGCTCGAGAAGGCAAAGGAGCGGGAGATTGCAAAGGCGAAGAACGAGGCAAACCGCAAGATGTTCGCGATGCAGGTCATCCAGGCGGTGGCACAGACCGCGACCAACGCTCTCAACGCCTACGGCTCTGCCGCAGCAGTGCCCGTGGTCGGCTACATCCTCGCCCCTGTCGCTGCCGCCATGGCTGTCGCAGCGGGCGCTGTGCAGGTAGCGGCAATCAAAAAGCAGCAACAGGCCTCCGCGTCGCAGGGCTACAAGTCTGGCGGCTTTACGCCGCCGGGCAGGGCGGACGAAGCCGCCGGTGTCGTCCACAAAGGGGAATGGGTCGCTTCGCAGTCCCTTGTCAATAACCCCCGGACGCGCCCTCTGCTCGAGGCTCTGGACTATGCGCAGCGCACTAACACAATCGGCTCTATCACTGCCGCCGACGTGTCGCGCTCGGTAACTGCACCAGCCTTGCTTGCAGCGCAGCCGCTGTCTTCCAATACCGTAGTGAACAATCCCTACAAATCCGCCCCGGAGCAGTCTCTCGAAAGGCTCTACGACACCCTCGACCGCCTCGATGAAAGGCTCAACGAGCCGTTTGTCACGGTCAACACCGTTGCCGGAGACCACGGAATGCGGCGTGCGCAAGAGGAGTACGACCGCCTCATGAGAAACCGTCTGCCAAAATCAAGAAAGTAATGGAGATAAGGATAAACGGCAGAGAGGCCGTGTTGAAGAAAGGGACATCGTTTGAGTACGTAGCCGAGAACCGCCTCTTTTCGGGAAGCGATGGCTACACGCTGTCAATCACGTTCCCCCTCAGGGGATGCCCGGAGAACATAGCCGTATTCGGCAGGATTAACCGCGCAGATGTCATCTCTGACAAGGTCGTTTTCAATTGCGAGATAAGGCATGGCAGGTTCTTCAAAGCCGGGTCAATCGCCGTTACGGAAATCAGCGAGTCGGAAGTCAAGTGCCAGTTCCTCGAGGGGCGCAGCGAGCAGAATTTCTCGCAGACTTTCGATGACATATACATCAACGTACTCGACCTCGGTGAGTGGCCTTCGGGCAAGCCGTCGCCTTCGCTGGCGTGGAGTCCGCTCTCATATCCCGACTGCGTGGCGCTGCCTTGGGTCAATGACTATTCGGGCAACATACAGAACCTTGCGGAGTATGTCGTTGACGATGCCTCGCAGGGTAAAGGGCATTATGAATGGAGCGCGGACACCTGGGGGCTGTCGTGGCAGCCGTACCTCATTTCCGTTGTCAAAAGGATATGCGATGCTGTCGGCTATGCCGTTGACCTCTCGGAATGGGAGAGGTCTGAGGAACACCGCTTCCTCCTTGTCTGCAACTGTCTGCCCGCTGCTTGGTACACGCCGCAGTTCGCCCGTGCGCTCCCTCATTGGTCGGTCGCGGAGTTCTTCGAGAGACTCGAACTATTCCTTGGCGCGGAGTTTGAAATCGACCACCGGGCAAAGTCCATAAAGTTTGCTTTTACCGACACCGTACTCAAGGAAACCGGAGAGGTCGAGCTTGAAGGCATCATTGACAGGCATTCAACGGAAGTGTCGGTAGAAGACGGCGGCTGCGAGTACATCGAAGCCAAGAATATCGTCTACAAGGATTGCGACCACGCCGCCTGGAAGTATTACTCTTGCGACTGGTTCGTCAAGGCGAACAAAGGAGATGCCGTGGTTTATGAAACTATGTCGGAAATGCTTGCAGCCAACAGGCAGTGGCGCACATGGGACGGGCAGCACCACCGCAACAGCCCGATTGACAGTCTGCTGTATGCGAAGGACGCTGACGCTTATTTCATCATACGAGCTGTCGGGCGCACACCTTATTCTGACGGCAACAGAATCCGCTTCACTTACCGTTGCGTGTTGCAGCCTGTCAACCTCTTCGGCGGACGCATTGCCGACGAGACTGACGATGCGGATCAGGTGGAGGTCGAGTTCGTTCCGGCACGCATCGACTTCACTGATGAAAAACACGGCAAGTGCCTGTTCCTGTCGTTCTCCGGCTATGACGAGGACTACGCCGAGGGGGAGGACGAGTCCGATTACCCTTTCATGCAGACGTTCTCCGCACAGACTGTCGCCGCCGGTGAGAAAGAGAAGAAAGCGGAATACTATGACAGGATTTATGTTGCCTTTTGGGACGGTGCGCAGGGCACCTCGGGCAAGCTGCCTTACCCGCAGGTCGAGGACATCGAAATAAGGGCTGACTGGGGCGGCTTCTCGTTCCTGCATTTCAACCTGCGGCTGAACAACCGCAAGCTTAACAGCCGTCGCATAGCTCGTAAAATAGACCCGAAAAGGAAGACGGCTTTCAAATTCCTATCAGACACCATCCCGAATGTACGAGCCGTGTTCAACATACACGGAAAGAAGTATGTCTGTGAAAAGATAACCGCGACTTTCACCGAACAGGGAATGACGCAGCTGCTCAAAGGGGAGTTTTATCCAATAGTAGAGTAA